TATTTTGGATTTCTTGATCTGTCATATCATAGAACTCTTTATAGATTACAGATTTTGGAAAAAGACCAGTGCCTACAACTGCTTGGACAACACGAGCTTTCTGCTCATCAATTTCCATCTTACGCTTTGTAAAGACATCACTAGGATCTGGTAATAGTATCTTGAGTCCCTTGATTAAGGAGGGTGGATAGCCCACCAAAACTAAGTGTCTTCTAGCTATGGCCTCTAGACCCATCTCGACTTGTTGTTGTACTCTCCCTATAACCCTAGCAAACTTAGCATCTAATTGAGAAAGATTAGCTTTTCTTTCGGGAGATTTATCTTTCTCTACTATGTAATCCTTTGGGATTTTTAATGAAGCGAGAAGTTTATCCCTAAAATACCTAACGTCCTCTACCTCCCCCAAGTTAGAAGCTCCCTGTAGGGTGTCAATTTTTGTTCCTTGAGCACCTCTTGTTGGGACGAAGAAATCTTCATCTGCACTTAGTGGGTTATACCGAGAATCAATACTTCCCGTATTAGGGTCGTAGTATTTTTCTTTCTTGAACTTCTCTTTAACCTTCTCAATAAACATTTCTGCTTTAGTNGCTGGCATATTGGCAACATCAATATAGAAGATTCTTCGTTCAGGGGCTCTTGCTAATCGGTAGATAAGCATAGCATCTTCCATAAGTTTTAGAGATCTAAATACTCTGGTTGCCACTGCGGCTATTGATTTCCCATATGGGTAGTACGCAGGATCGGAAGTTCTTANCATAAAGTGAACAATTTGATTTCTATCAAGAGTAATATAAGAGCCACCTCCCATGTTCATGGAAGCACTGCCAAATGCTGCCCAGTCGTCCTTGTCAGGTATTTCTTGTAAGAAATCTGTTAGGTATCCGTATTCATTCTCTACCCTAATAATAAAATTAGGATTCAAAACCTTAATTCGCTGTAGCCCCTTTCTGGGGTTATTTACGTCTAAAATAGTCTCTACGAAACAATCTCCGTATTTAACTGTGTTTCTTATAATATCCCAGAAGTCTTTGTCTAAGTTAATCTCGTCGAACATAGTTTCTACTTCGTCTACGATTAGTTGGCTGTCACTTTGGATAGTCCATCGTTTGTTTCTTAAACTCTTTTGGGTCGAATCATCAGCATAAATATCAAAGGCTGCGCCAATTTCAGGATAATCATCCATTTCTTCAAATTTTTGATAACGCTCTCTTCTATTTTTTTCAAGATCTGGAAGTATAAGAGAGGTTCTATTTATAGCACCAACCGCTGGGAGGACATCTGATTGTACTGTCTCTGTATTTTGAACAGTATCACCTGCTAGGTTAGCTTGTGGGGTTGCTCCCNNATCNCCTTGCTTGCCCACATACGGGGCCGCTTTAGTTGCAAAAAATCTAGCTAGAAATTGACCTAAGCGGCCCGTAGGATAAAAATATGGACCTAATCTTTCCCCCGCGCCCCCTGCTCCAAATTTAGTATGCCCNATAGCATCTTCATTTAATTGGTCTTCATCTTTTTCTAACTTATCAACCATTTCATATCCTCTTCTAATTCTCTATTTTCACTATCGTGAAGAACTGCTCTTTTTGGTTCCAGAGGCTTTCTTTCAAATTCTTCATTTGCCACCATCTCCAAAGGATTACTATCCGACAAGATATGCATTAAAAATACTGCTATAGATAAGCTCATAATGAGATCATCATGTTTTCCGTCATCTGCTTTTATCTTACCATTATCATCTACAATAAAAGTTAAAAATTCATTAACTGTTCTCTTAGAATTAACTTTTATAAAATTATTACGAACATATTCTTCCATCCTTGCTAGAAGCTCTTCACGATTTCTGGTTGTAACTTGAATCCCAAAATCATTCTTATCATCTATCCAAAGGTTGTCATACTCATAATAATTAAACATCCAATCAATTAAGTTATTTCCTATAGTGTTGCGTTCGATAATAACAGATGCATTATTATATAGATTAGCTTCATTGGTTAAAATCTGAGCAAGTTCATTTATTGGGGTTTTATTTGAATAAAACTCAGCTACCTGCTCCCCAGTATACGAGTTAAATATGTGGAATGCGGAGTAATCTTGGCTCCTCCCCAGACTAACATCCACGCCTATAACATATTCATGCTCTGGTTGTGGCTCCTTCCACACCCTCATTTTATTATTATATTTAATCCAATATTCAGAATTTATCTCCTCTACAAGCCTTTGGAGCAAATATCCCTCAATATAAGTTTCTCCTGTACCTAGGAATTCACATTCATACTCCTGTAGCCATTGCTTCATAGGCATATTAGCTTTGGTAGTTGCTTCCCATGTGTCTACTTTTAAACCTTTTTTCTCCATCTCCTCATAAAGGTGGCTAAATCCTTCCTGTCTTTTATATTCAGGGTGAGATTCCCAATTAATATCTATGGGGTTAAAAGAGTTCTTCTTGCTTTTAGCATCATTATAAACATCGTAATACCAGTTACCAATACCATTAACTGTTGACAAAACGAAAGCTCGACCTCCTGTAGAGATGATAGGGTATACAGCAGCCCAAATAGTTTCTATATTTTCTATAAAAGCGGCCTCATCAATAATAAGAAGGGAACCCGCTAGGGATCTACCTGACTGCTTCCCTGATGGTCTAGACTTAATAGATGATCCTGTACTAAGCTTCATAGTATGTTTGTTATCTTCAGTCATGGTGGGTTTTAAAAACTGAGGAAGCTCCTCGTACATAATTTTAATTCTATCAAGAACTTCGGTAGACTCGGCATCACCTTTGGATAGGATTACAACTTGCTTATGTTTTTGAAAAATAATCATCCATAAGGAGTAGGCAGCAGAAATTGTAGTACATCCCGCCTGTCTAAATTTTCTTAGAATATTAAACCTGTGATCTTTAAGGGCTTCTAATATATCCTTTTGAAAAGGGTAAAGTTTAAACGGAACCAGCCCTCTGACTGGGTGAGTCACCTTAATGTAATTTGAAATAAAGTATATAGGATCATCTTTACATTTCTTAAATTCGGAAATTAGCTCTGATTTGTCCACACAAAACCCCTTTAATACTATTATAGTATATGAAGATGTACTCAATAATCTGTACTAGAGATAAAAATTTAAATCCCATAACTAAAAAGTTAGTCCATACCTTATCTAGCTTTGGGGTGGAAATTAAACTTTTAGTTAACCAAAAATCAATATTTGAAGCATATAAGCGGGGAATAGAGGTTTGTAACCCCAAAGATGGGGATATTATTATCTGCTGCCATGATGACCTTGATATACTGTGTACTAAACAAGAATTTATAGCAGGTATTGCTAAGTGCATAAATCCTGATTCGGGGTTTGTGGGACCCGCAGGGACTACTCTATTGGGCCAAGATTCAGTATGGTGGGACCAAACTAGATGGCAAGCAGGGTATCATAGAGGTATGGTTAAGCACCATGATAAGAATAACAACACTATACACAGTACCTCATATGGCCCCCACGGGCAAGTTGTTGCTTTAGATGGACTATTCTTAGCAGCCCGTAAGGAGGTTTGGGATGATGTGGGTGTTGAAAAGCCTGAATACTTTGAAGGTGATTGGGATTTTTACGACATCCATTTCACTACTACTGCCCACCAGAAGGGGTACAAAAACTATTCTATACCTATAGATTTAATTCATTATTCTAATGGGGAACTTGTTGGAAGAGAGTCTTGGCACAAAAATAGGGAAGCCTTTATTAATCATACAAAGTTGCCCATGTCATGTTAGTTTGGATTTTAGTTAACTTTGGGATAGCTTTTTCCATTACCCATAGCAAGATATTCTCACCATTCAGAGATTGGGTAGAGGATAGAAGTTTCTTTTTTCACGATTTGGTGAAGTGTCCAATGTGTGTTGGCTTCTGGTCTGGGGTNACACTTAGCCTCTTCTGGAGAAGTATTACTGGTAATTTTATACTGGATGGGTTCCTATCCCTATCATCGTGTTGGCTTTTGTTCTGTATATCTTGGAAACTAGCTCTTCACGACAATAGGGTATAGTCAGCAGCCGTTACTACAACGAGCGCACCTTGGAACCATAAAACGCTTAATACTCATAATACCTCTCCCTCCTTCTATAAATCAACTAATCCAGGATTAAATGTAGGACACTGATTAGATAACTGTTCTGTTATTTGAGCAAGTTTAGTATTTACAGAAGCAGAAGTATCAAAAAGATTATTATAGGCTCCTGGTTGTCTGTCTATGCTATAATTAGCAACTTGAGTACAAGTTCCTGTTGGGTCTAAGAAATTACCAGCAGCATCGGTTGTTGCTGCTTTTCTGATGTATCCCTGTAGGCTCGTATAGAAAGTTCCACTTTGGCCCAATCCACCGCTGGCTCCATTAGAAACTAAATTCATTTTTTGAGGAATCCATGCCTCGCCAGAAAAAGTAGCATTTTGCCATATTTGATCTGTTGTAGTGACGGTAGCTTGAGCATCAACATAGTTATAAGATACTTGTGGAGCGTTTAAAGTAGAACTTACATTAGAGTTTAATACTTGATTTCTAACATACATAATGGACACCAGTTGTTGGTGAGTTGCCCAATCTTGCGTTGTTCCGCTTGTTGATGGAGTTGAGGAAGTACCAGTTTGGACTATCCCTGAAGTTGATGGACTCATCAAAGGTAATGATGGTGCTGGTGTGTCTACTGGATCTGCCATTGTTATTCTCCTACTTTATTTAGTTATCCTACTAAACTTTATGGGCAATATTTATTTGTGTTTTCACAATCATTGGATAAGGAGATGCCTTCACCTCTAAGCATCTCTCGTAAAATTGATTTAATTCTTTTTTCTGTTTTTGCATCTAACAGTTTTTTTGCAGTACCTGTTGGTATAGGGTCTCTTGAATTATTTAAAACTGCAACTAAAATAGCTAAAAATTGTCTAGACGGAAGATCGTCTCTGAATATTTCCTCAACGGGCTGTCCTCTATCAGGTATCCAAACTCCAGAGGCATCTGCTAACCTAAAAGCAGATCCTATTGTTTCATAACCTATAGATGGGGGGAGGAGCGGTATAAAAGTACTTAACGACTTCTGAAAACCTTGCCCCGATTCTACATAACCACCACCCCTAACATTACAATGGCCGCATACAAAAATCATCATCCAATTCCCTGCCATCGTAATAGTTTTTGTACCAGTAGCGTCTGTTGTCACTTCCTTAGCTATTATAACGGGGGCAAAATCTGAACTGTCTGAGGGCTTGGTGTTCTCTTCACACTCTATACTATTGAACGCCTCCCAAGTATAGCTAGAAGAAACCAGCATACCTTGAACACCGTTTTGAACTTTTGGTTCAAGATACACTTCAATAAAAAAGTCTACCATTACTGTTCTATTGCATTTTCCGTTTTCTATATGGCCTCCGTGAAATTTAAACCCCATGTCCTTAAGATGTTTAAGTGCCTTAGCACGTTCTAAAGCTATAAGTTTTTTTATCTTATCTGGATCTCCCCCTCCTGCAAAGGGGACTGGTTCAAAATTTGTACTACCTAACTCTGGCACGGTATAATCTCCTGAATAATATGAACTTTATTTTATCTTCTTAAAGATCAATATAACTCATCCCCAGTGGAGATACCATCCCTCCTATCATTCCCACGTTGAGGTGCATCCCACTCATCACGGCAACACGAGTTTATGTTAGCCCAAGAAGCTGCCTTGCCACGCCACTGTGGAGGGGTAGGACCGATGGATCCTGTACCCCCAAACCACCAGTACGACATAGCTACCCTTTTAGCTTCAAGCTTCACCGCGTCAGTCACGGGTCCGTAGATTGTATAGCTCCCTTGCCCATCGACCAGATGCTGGCCCGAAGTAAAGGACCTGAAAATAGAAGGGCAATCAGGATTCGCACAACACCCAATCTTCGTCCACCTTTCTAATGTAAATACTAAAGGATTATGCATATCCAATCCAGTTCCCGTAATCACTGCATTTTTAGGATCATGTGCTTTATTGAAAGCGTCTATTGTCTTTTGGCAAACATTAGCATCCCAACCTTCCCCAGTACACGGCAAATCTACACAATCGCTCTCATAAATAGTGTTACACCCATGAGTGAGTTTTGCCATCGACATGTCAGGTACATAATCTAAGAACACGGTGAAACGGGCTGTCACCTTACCTATGCAGCAGTAGTCATTCGTATACGACTCCCCCCCAAAGGGGGTTGGTTCAAAATTTGTATTTCCTAATTCGGGCACGGCATAATCTCCTAAATTATATAGAGTTTAGTGTTTTCTATCTAAACTATATTCTTTTAAATTTTCTTAATTTAAGTTTAGGATTAGTCTTTAAAAGGGTTTCAACTGATTTACTAGTAATCACTCCCTTTTTGTTAGTATGTACAATTACCTTACTGTTGGAACCATAAACATGAACTCTTGCAATACCATCAACCTTTTCTAAGATCCCACGGATCTCAATACAAGAGGACTGTCAGCTCACGCCCATCACGGTAAGTTCGTACTTGTTCATCTTCTTAGGAAACTTCACAAGCTCTAACTTCTTAACTGTGACCTTTGGCTTTATCCCTGCAAGAACCTTATTTATAGATTCTTTTGTAGGCTTCAACTTCTTACGCATCCGTAAGTAACCTCTACCTGTAGTATCAAATACTACGGAACCAACACCCCTCATTTTTTCTAGAGTCGCACGGACCCTAATGGCTTTAGAAGCCGCCCCTCATCCTCCGATACCTTCGGTTTCGAGTTTCCACATCTTTACGGTGGGAACCTCTTGCTGTGCGCTAGCACACGTTAAAAATAAGGCCAAAAATAAGCCTGTAAATAATTGTTTCATAATAAAACCTTTCTATAGGATAGTTAGTATCTCTATGAGGCTCTCAGTTGGAGCCATGTAATTACTGTTCTCGTGAATCTTGCTTAATAGTGGGATGTCCTCTCGGTCCCCAAGATAGCCCAGAGCAACTGTAGCAAA